TCTCGCGGGCCGAGAAGGCCGCACAGAAGGCGCTGGCGAAGGAATTGGGCTACGACTCGGTCGAAGCTATGACGGCCGCGCTGAAAAAGCAAGATGGCGGCTCCAAAGGCAAAGAGGGCGATGACAAAAAGACCGAGCCGGTCGACATCGAAAAACTGCTGGACGAGCGCCTGAAAGAACGTGAGAAGGAGCAGAACGAAAAGACGTTCAAGCGCCTGCTCACCGCCGAGGTAAAGGTTTTAGCGAATGAACTCGGGTTCGCCGACTGGGAGGATGCGCTCAAACTCGCCGACCTGTCGAAGTGCAAGGAGAACGACAAAGGCGAGATTGAGGGCGTGAAAGAAGCGCTGGAAGACTTGGCGAAGAAAAAGCCGCACTTGCTCAAGCAGAAGCCGGGCGGCGGAAAATTCGGCGCCGATGTCCGCAACTCTCCGGACGAGAAGAAGAAGACAAACGAACGGCTGATCGAACTCGCAAAGAACCGCGGTGTCGTCGCCAAAGTCGAAAACGACCCGTGGGCAAGAAAATAGCGGAGGTGCATGAAGGATGCGACTGCAACCGAAAAGTCTGTTCGAAGTCCAAGACGACTATGAGATTCTGGCTTCCCTCGAAGTGGTCCGCGAAGTGACAAACGGCATCACGATCGATTCGTCGGCCATTACGGCCGATAGCAACGGTGACAAGATCATCAAGAAGGGCATGCCGATGGCAAAACTGACCGCGAGCGGCAAGTATGTGCCGTACAACCCGGCCGGCAATGACGGCAGCGAAAACCCGTCGGTCATCTTGAAGCGTACTGTCAACGTCAAGGACGGCGACCATGTTGTCGGTGCCTACGAGGTGGCTAAGGTGATCGCGGCCCGGATTCCGGTCACCGTGGACGACACGCTGCGTCAGAAGATGCCGCATATCGTCTTTGCCTGATTCTCAAAAAGAAAGGACTGATTACGAGAATGAGCAAATTCTTGCTTAAAATGAACCTGCAGACGTTTGCAGAGACGCCGGAAATCTCTCAACTCGAAGAAGCACTGTCGGGCGAAGAACTGCTTGTCTACGCCCGTAATCTCTCGATCCCGAACGACTATTGGCATGAAATCTTTTTCCCGCCGGAGCAGACGGAAGAACTGACGGTGGACGTCATCAAGTCGATGAGCCGGCTTCCGGTTATGGCTCAAATCGCCGAGCTCGGCACGGAGACGCGGTATGGTTCGCGTGAAGGCGTCAGCGGTCAGCGCGTGGAAATCCCGAAAATCCAGCGTGGCCGCTGGATGGACGAAAAGCTGATCCGCTTGCTCCTGATCGCATCGCAAAATACGGGCCTGCGCCGGCAGGAAGTGGCGCAAATCGTTCGGGAACAATTGAACGATGCACAATACTGCGTGGATGCAATCCGCGCCCGCAAGGAATGGGTTGCTATGCAGGCTGTTACACTTGGTGCGGTCAATTACGTCGAAGGCGACGTTCGTGTCCAGGTCGACTGGGGTTACACGCCGGAACAAAAACCAGTTCTGACCGGGACGGACCGCTGGAGCGATACGGAGAACTCCAAACCGCTTCAAGACATCCAAAACTGGTGGAATTACCAGGCTGACCGCGGCGTGCGTCTGACGCGCGCGTTCACGAGCCGTCAGGTGCTTTCGTACCTGCTGCAAAACCTGTCGCTGCGTCGGCACTACTTCGGTAATCCGAGCGGTAATGCTGAACCTCCGCAACTCAATCAAGCGCAGCTTGACGCTGTGTTTGATTCCCTTGGACTGCCGAGAATCGCCACCTACGACACGCAGGCCCGCGTCGAGCTGGATGCGCTGTCGAATGGCAAACTCCAATTCCAAACGGTCCGCATGGCGCCGCAGGATCGGTTCGTGATGCTGCCGGACGGCCCGCTCGGCAACTACCTGTGGGCGACGTCCACGGAGGAACTGGTCGACGGCATCGAAGCCGAGCAGACCGGCGACATGGGCATCTACGTGTTCCGCGATCTCGTGTCGAAGCATCCGCTGCGGATCCGCACGGTCGGCGTCAACCTCGCATTCCCGGTCTTCCCGTATGCCGATTCCGTCATTTCGGCAACGGTCATTTAATCGGAGCGCCTTCGGGCGCTCTTTCTTTTTGAAAGGGTGATGAAGATGAGCGTAAAGGTCAAAGTGACGGGAGTTGTCAAATATGCCGGCCGATGGCGGTATCCGGGTGACGTCCTCGAAGACGTGCGCGACGAGATCGCTCAGCAATTGGTCGAGCAGGACGTGGGCGAGATCGTTTCCGAGGAAGAAACAAAGGCCAAACCAGCCTCCAAAAGCGCCAAATCGTCGGAAGGCGACAAGTAGGTGACCGGCCATGGACCGCCAAGAAGTAGCGGACTGGATCGCGGCCAACCTGCTCGATACCGATGCCTGGGACCGGGCGAGCGAGCAAAAGCAGGCTGTCGCCGTCGTGCAGGCCGAGCGAAACCTTGCCCGCTGGTACCCGGACAAAGCGCCGTTTCCGGTCGAAATCGTCGCCTATCAGGCCGTCTGGGAGCTTCAGGGCGTCGATCCAGCCTTGAAGTATCAGAAGCACAACGTCAAGACGATTTCGGACAATGGTGAGTCGGTCACTTACAAAGACGGAGAGCGGCCTGCTGTCGCTCCTGATGTGCGGGATATGCTCGGGCCTACCGCTGACGAGTTGGCCGAACAAGAGGCCGAGGAAGCCGCACAGCGGCAGTATGGCGGGGTGCTGATATGAGCCTGTTCGGCTATCCAGCAAAAGTCGTGCATTACCATTCTGAGACGGATGAATGGGGCCGGCCGTTGCCGCCGACTGCTACCGAGAAGTCGGCCAAGGTGGAAGAAGAGCAGCGCCTGATCCGAAACGCACGCGGCGAGGAGGTCCAGATCGCTTATACCATCCATCTGGAAGGGCCGAACGCAGTCGGATTCGATGATTACTTCGAGTATGTGAATGCGCTCGGGGTGACCATTCGCTGCGACGTGGCGCATATCGAAGTACGGAAGTTTATCGGGACCGACGACGTGAAGAAGGTGATCGTCTATGGCCGACCGCAAAATCTTTAGTTTCAGCCTGGATGGTATCGAGGCGATAATCGGGGCACTGGACAAGCTGGAATCCGATATCGATCGCCGTCTTGAAGAGACGCTGACCAAGCTTGCGCTGAAGGTTATCCATGACGCCAAGCGGCTGGCGCCGGTGGATGAGGGTGATCTGGAGGCGGCGTTGGTTGTTGGCGAGGTCAAGCGGACGATCGCGAGTATGTACATTGACTTCGGCGCAAGTCCTGAGGTTGATGACTATGCTGTCGTCCAGCATGAAGGATTCCGGAAGACAGCAAGCGGCGCAATCGTCGAACTGAAACCGGGCGAAAAAACGCTCAGCAAGGGTTCGTACAACGGGTACATGCCGGGAAAGAAGTTCTTGGAGAACGCGCTGAAGATGAACGAAAAGCTTATCCTTGAAGAACTTTCTAAGGTATTGGGAGGGTGACGCGATGCTTGCGAGCGATCTGATTCAATATCTGACAACCGCCGGCTATACCGTCTACCCGGACCCGAACTTTATCCCGGCCGATTTGCCGGAAGCGAAACTGCCCTGCCTCTTCGTCTTTGGGACCGGTGGATACGCGCCACACGGCTACGTTCCTACCGAGCGCCCGACATACCAGGTGATCGTTAAGGGCAAGTCATATAAGTCAAACCCAGCCAATATGGCAGCTGCAGAGACACTGGCGAAGGGGCTTATTAAGCACCTGCACCGGCGTGCGAATTTTATGGTCGGTAGCTCGAGTGTGTTTTCGTGTTTGGCGCTTCAGTCCAGCCCGATTTACCTCGGCCTCGACGACAAGGATAGACCAATGTACTCTACCAATTTTGTGTTTTATACGAGGGAGGCATGACCAATGGGTGACGTGACAAAAATCTATGCCGGTCCCGGCATTTTTGTGTGGGGGATTGACGAGGATGGGGAGGAAGAAACGGATGCCATCACGATTGACCTGACGCAAGGCGGCATCACGTTCCAAACCCAAACGACCTATTTTGAGCCGACGGTCGACCAGTTCGGCACAGCTCCGGTCAAGTCGATTGCCACCGGAACGACCGGCACGATCAACTTCGAAACGCCGGATATGGACTTCGAAAAAGTCGTTTCGTTCAACCCGAACGCTGATAAGGTCGTGGACGGCACGACGCCTACGAAAATCAAATACGAAGTGTACGGTCTTGCCGGCAAAGAACTGCCGCGCAAACGCGCTGTCATCAAACCTGTCGGCGTGACGGATCCGAGCCGATTCATTTACATCGAATCGTGCGCTGTAAAGTTCGACATGAATGCCGGTTTCCTGCTTGACAACAACTTGCGGTTCACCATTTCGGCGGCCGCATACCCCAGCACGGACCCGACCAAATACGGGTTGCTTTACACCTGGGGCGATATTACAGCAACGGCCTGAAGACCGGTACAAAGAAAGTAGGGGCTGCCATTTTGGGACAGCCCCTTTCTCATTTTCCCACGAGGGGGAATCATAATGTTTACTCTTTTCAAAAAAGAACGAGTCCAACTCGGCCAAAAGCAAGTCGAAATCCCGAAACTGACCCGTGCGCGCCTTAAAAAGCTGACCGAACACATTGGCACGATCGGGGATTTCCTCGTTAAGCTTTTCCTGACTCCAGAAAACGAACGAGCGGTGTTCATCGTGGCTGCCGCCGATATTGCGATAGATGAAATCTACGAACTGACGTCGCTTTTGAGCGACCTACCGATCGAATACCTGGACGAGCACGCCAGTATCGCGGAATGCACCGAATTCTTGCGGCTCACATGGGAGCGAAACGACATCAACGCCGCCCTGGGAAACGTCAGCGGCCTGATTCCACCGATGGCTCAGCAGTTCGTCCAATCGATTCTGCGGCGGATGGAACAGGCCAAAGAATAACCGCTGATGAATTTGTGCTTCGGTGTTGTATCACGCTCGGCAAGACGCAGCACGAAATCGAAAACGAATATGCTTGGATCGATCTGCCGCGGCTGCTCGAGCTTTCCGGCGAGCGCCGGGCGAAGGAATTGATTGAGAATATCGAAGTTTCCTCGTTCCCGCATTATGCCGATCAGAAGGTGCGTGAAGGCATCATGGAGAGGCTGCAATCCAAACTGCCGAAGCCTCCAAAGGAACCGCCGAAATCGGCGGAGGAACAGTATCAAGCGCTGCTGGCGCGCATGAAGGCAGGTGGGTAACACATGGCGACGGAAATCGGCGAGCTGCGTGCGCGGCTTGTCGCGGAAGCGACACAGATAAAGCAAGAAATCAAGGCCGTCAAGAAGGAACTGACTGACCTCGGGGACGAGGGGAAAAAGACATCGAGAGCCTTTGTCGATCTCAGTGGCGTTATGGAAAAGATCGGCGCCAATACGGATCAGCTGAAAAAGATTGAGGCGGTACTGAGGAATATCGATCCGTCCCGACTTGAAAAAAGCTTGGAAGCGATCGTCGAAGAACTGCGCCGAATGGGTGTTGAGAGCAAACAAATTCAGAAGGTCGAAGTCGAGTTGAAGCAAGTTGCAACGGAGGCACAAAAAACCGAAGAGTCCGTCAAGGGCGTGCACAACTCAATGGAAGGGCTTGGCTCCGCTATTGCTACAATCGGCGCCGGCGCGACCTTTGCGAAGCTCACGACGACCGTCAAAACCCTTGCCGACGAAGCTCAGCGGCTTGCCATGTCCTACTCCGGCCTATCGGAAGTGTCGAAGGCGCTCAACATCGACGTTGAAAAATCCGCGGACCTCGCGGATGAGCTCGCTGATCGCTGGGGCCTGAATAAGGCGGTGATGGCCGATACGGTTAAGACGTACCTCACGGCCGGGCTTACGCTTGACCAAACGC